GATCACCGCACCGCGCGACACACCAACGAAGTAAGTGAACGACAATGTTCCGGTGATCGTGATGGTGTTGATTGCAATTCGCATGACACCGAAAGGTCCCGCGGCCGCATGCGCAACCGCGCCACCCACGATCGAGTAGTTGGTGAAGTTCTGGATAATGCCGCCGGTTTCGCACTCATAGTGATAGCGGGCGGAGTTGCCGAAGATCAGGCCCGCTTCGCAAAGCACCGCGCCGCCGAACAAGGCCTGGATGCAGTCGCCTGACCCGCCTGAATTCTGCAACTTCAATGCGCCGACGATCAGCCTTCCGTAATTCTGGACGACAACACAGGATGCGCCCGACGTGCTGATAACGGTGTTGGCCGGCGTCGTGACGTTTCCTTGCAGTCTGACATTTCCCGTTCCAACCCACGGGCCATTCACCACGGCACCCGTCGTATACGTTCCGTCCGCGAGCTGGATGGTGACGTCGTAAATTCCGATATCGAGCATCGCAACGGTATCGATGGCTTTCTGGACCGTGAGAAATGCGCCACCGGATGAATTGTTCAATCCGTCGTTGCTGTCGCTGCCGTCGATGCGGACGTAGTAAGTCCTGTTCGCAGACAACATCTCGCGCGCGCCGCCCGATGGAAACGCCACCCGCCCTGTCGCGTTATCGAACGTGAGCGCGTCCCGCCAGGTCATGCCGTCCGCGCTGACCTTGAGATGAAAATCGTTGTCGCCGGTCAAGCCGAATTCAGCATGGCCGGAGAAAGCATCGGAAAACACCACGGAGGCGGTACTCTCCTCCGTCTCTTTCGACAGTTGCAACCGCACGTCGCCGGTCCCGTCATCGTCGGCATCGATCGCGTGAAACAACACGTCGTTGGAACGGACCGTCAGCAGGTTCGTCTCGACGGCCGGGGTGTTGATGCCAAGATGCGGCACCTCATCCGGCGACAGGGGCGTCCCACCCGCAGCCGTCACCGAAATCCAGTCATCGCCATCAAACACAAGCAGCGCATCACCTGCAATCGACCACACGCACCATCCGGCTTTGGGCGCAAGGAAACGCCACGCATTGGTCTCCCACGTCGCCACCGCGTCGTCCTGCCCGGCCCATGCGCCGGTCGCACCGCTTGCAACGATGTGACGTTCGCCATCGACGGGAGATGGCGGCGGCACAGTGAGTGTCGTATCGAGCACGGCGATCTGGATCGCGTCGTCCAGAATCCGCAACGCCTCATTATGCGTGATGTGTTTCTGCGCCTGGCTGCCGTCGATGAACGGCAGACCAAGATTGGCCGTCTCTGTCATGTGACCTCAAAGCGCGAAAGTGAATTGGGTAGCGTGGCCGCGCCCCACTGTGCTGGAGAGTTGAAAAACGCGAACGGCAAGGCTCGTTTGCCGACCGCCGAAATCGGCGATCTCATCCGCCGCGGCATATGTCGCCGCAGGCGCGCTCACCGACAGCGTGCGCTTCACTGTGACGCCCGCCATGATGTCGATCTCGTAAGCCTCGGCGTCCTCGCCGAGCGGCACCTCGACGCCCCACGCGTCGCCGTCCTTGCGGGTGCGGCGAATCCAGGAGATCGCGATATCGCCGTCGCTGTTTCGCCTGGCATGCAGATGCACCGGCGACAGCGGCATCAAGGCCGTTGCTTGCGGCACCAGCGTCATCGCCAGCGCGGACGGATCGTCATGGCTGCGGCCGGTGGCAACGATGCGGAGACTGGACGCCCGCTCCAGCTCACCGATACCGCGTGCCATCTCGATCAGATGGTCGTCGAGCAGCACGAACGGCGCACCCGCAGGCAACGGCGCGGCGATGGCGTATTCGCTGCCCGCCTGCCCGCGCAACAAGCGGCTTAATCGGTAAGTCTTGTCATCGACAAGCTCGGCCTGCGCAAACTGGATCACCTCCCAGACGCCGCCCTCATTCATCACCGTCGCCGCGTTGGCGCCGTTCAGCACGTTGGCATCCGCGAGCGAGGCCAGCGCGCCGCCATACAGCCGCACGCGCACTTCATTGCCGCGGTCCCAGCATGCGGCTGGTCCTTCCGGCAACGCATCGAGCGTCTCGCCGATGACAGACGGTGCGTAGACCGTCGCCGCACGCTCGAAACTCAATCCGTCGGAAGAGCGCCAGACCGTGACCGAGCCCGGCCACGGATTTGCGAACACCGCCAGCCGCGTCAGCACCAGCGGATCGGATGAATCCAGCATCGGCAAATCGAGCGCGAGCGCCTGAACCGGGCCGAGCGCGGGCGGAATGACCAGCGTGCCCTGACGCGGCTGCGGCAAGGGCACATTGAAAATGTCGGGATCGATGCTGCGCGCGCTGACTTGCCGCTGCTCGGTATCGACCAACTCACCGATTTCATAAAGCCGCCGCCTGCCCTTGATCGTGACGCCAACGACATCGCCCGGCGTCAGCGCGAGATGCGCCGTGCCCAGCGCAAAGGAAATACTCTCGCGGCCCGCCCACAGATCCTGGAGCCAGATGTCCGCGCGCCGCGTCGCGGCGGCATCGTTGGTGATGACGGCGAGATCCGAATGCAACGCACGGTTCGCACCGCCGACCAGACGCCGCGAGGTGACGGCGGCACGGCGATAATCCACCGATGCGTCGGTGTAGCCGAAGCTCACCTCGCGCGGCAGTTCAGTTTCCTGCGCGCGCGTCAGCTTTGCCGATGCATCCTTCTCCGGATCGACAAGCTGACCTTCCGAAATCTCCATCACCGGCGCACCACCGCGCGGCACGAATTTGAGATCGCTCCCTACCGCCGCCGCGTCGAAGGCGTAAGCGGTGGCCAAGGGCTCAATCATCGCGCGCGGCGACATCGGCCGGTCCACCACATAGCCGTCGCACCCGTCGCGCAACGACGAGGCATCGACGCCTTCAACAGAGGCGTCGCTCAACAACGTCGCGACCGTGGCATCGAGCGGCGCGCCGCCAAGCCGCCCGGTCAGCCAATGCCCGGTCTGCCAGTTCGGCGCATCGCTCCAGACATCGTCCGCGAGCGGAAACACCGGATATGGCCGCGCGTCCCACGTCCACAGATGGATACCGGACACATCGATCATCCGCCCGCCATAAACCGGCGAAACAGGATTATGCGTTTCGTCACCGCCGAAGGCCGGATCGAACGCGCCGAGCACCGCCTCCAGCATCCGGCGCTGAATCAGATCGTCGCGCTGACCGTTCGAGAAATACGGCACGTTGCCGTCGAACGATTTCGCATCGGGAAAGGTGCTCGGCTGGTTCGCACCCTTGTCGACCGCCGGGCAACCGATCTCGGTCAGCCAGACCGGCTTGCTTGCGGGGATCCATGCCGTCGACGCATCAAGCTCCGCGCCGTCCACCCGCTCATGATGCGCATTGCTCCACCAGTTCCAGATGTCCTTGGCGCGAAACGTCCACGGCTTATCCAGATCATCTGTGATCGGGTTGCGCGTTTGCGCGGCGCGCGCGGCGTCATCGATGTAGTACCAGTCATAAGCCTCGCCGCTTTGCAGGCGGCTTTTCAAATAATCGCGTTCGTAAATCGTCGCGGCATCCATGGCGTCGCGATGCCCGGCCTCGTCGCGCCAGTCCGACAGTGGCGCATAGTAATCGATGCCGATCGCATCGATGGCGGGCGATGCCCACAGTTCATCCAGCGGAAACCGCACTTCGGAGGCATCCGGCGCAACCACATCCGATCCGTACTCGGTCCAGTCCGCGCCGTAAGTGACGAGAGTCGAAGACCCGATGATCGCCTTCACGTCGGCGGCCAACGCGGCAAGCGCCGTCACGGCGGGATAGATTCCCGCGCCGGAGCGTACCCGCGTCAGCGCCTTCAGTTCGGAGCCGATCAGGAATGCATCGACGCCGCCGCAGGATGCCGCGAGCGATGCATAGTGCAAAATCATGCGGCGATAGTTCCAACCGCTCGCACCGCCACCGGAAAAGAACGCCGCGACCTGATCGGCCGCGTCCCCTGTTCCCTGCGGCGAGCCGCTGACATCCGGCGCGGGATCGCAGGTGATACGCCCGCGCCATGGATAGGCCGGTTGCGACGACACATCGCTCCAGGGATCTGGCAATGCATTGCCCGGCGGAATATCCATCATCAGGAACGGATACAGCGTGACCTTGAGGCCGCGTGCCTTCAATTCGGCAATGAGATGAATCACGCTGTTATCGGACGGCGTGCCGCCATAGGACGGCACACCATCGATGGTGGACACCAGATACGCATTCGGCCGCGTCACGCCCGCGACCGACCATGTGCCGCCGGACGTGACCTTGATGGCGTTATCGACGCCGGGCCTGATCTTGCATTCAGCCGCACGCAGATCGCTGCCGAACCAGGCCACCACGATGGCGACGCGTTCGAGATTGGGGCACGTCGCCTGCAGGTCATCGAGCGAGGCCATCACGTCGGATGCCGCCGTGGTGACGTGACGATTTTCCGGCGCGGACTGACCCGGCCCGAGCACGCGAATGACGGCGGATGTCTCGTAACCGAATTCGGTCGAGCCCGGAATCAGCGTCACCGCCCGCGCCATCCGTTCGAGCGCGCCAACAGGCCGCACGATCTCGAACGACAATTGCGGAATGCGGTTGCCGAACTCCGCCAGCGGCAGCCGCTCGAAGACAACGTAGGCAAGCCCGCGATAGGCTGGCGCGTTCGCGGCACCCTCCTTCGCCACGATCAGATCGTCCGGCAACTGATCCTCGCCGCCGCGATGCACGCGCAGAGTCAGCGTCGAGGTATCGAGCAGATCGCTATTGGCCCAGATGCGGCCGACGCTGCCGATTTCGCCTTCGCACAGACCGACAGCGAAATTGGCGAAATAGGAATAGCTCGTCGTGGTGGTCGTCGCGGTCGCGCCGCCGAGCCCGCCCTTGCCGCCCGTGCGCTGACTGCTGGTGGACACAACTTCCTCCAGCCGTGTCGCCCAGATCACCTGCCCCGACAACCGCGCGCGGCCATACAATCGCGGGATCGGCGCGCCTTCGGTCGAAGCCATCACGTCGAGATCGGCAAGCCGCGGCCCCGTCACGCTACGCGCGGTCGAGCCGAATAGCGCCTGATCGATCATGTTGCCCGCGAGCGCGCCGACGATACGCCCCGCGATCGCGCCCATCGGGCCGAACACCGCACCGGCCGCGCCGCCCGCGACGGAAAGAACCAGCGCCGCCATTATTCTTCAACTCCGGGAAAACGAAAGGCATGAGCGAGACGCCGCCGCCACCACGATGACAGCGCGACCTCGCACACGGCCGCGCCGTCATGGGCGTGGATCATGCCGCCCTCGCCGCTTGCGATAGCGACATGCTTGGCGACGAAGCCTTCGCGCCAGCGAAACAGCAGAACGTCGCCCGCTCCGATGTCATCGGGCTCGATTGTCACGAGATGCCGCATCGCCGCCTGCGCCAGCGTTTCCTCGCCATGCGCCTCCGCCCAGTCCGGCGCGTAAGGCGGCGGCGCTTCCGGCTCGGCGCCGATGCAGTTGCGCCAAACGCCCCGCACGAGGCCGAGGCAATCGCAACCGACGCCTTTCAGTGACGCCTGATGGCGATAGCGCGTGCCGATCCAGCTTCGCGCTTCCGTCACGATGGCGGCGCGGGTCAGATGAGAAGCCATGCTCGGACCTTCAGGAAACCAGAGAACCGCCATCATTGTCGGCGGATGCATCGGCACCGGCGATGACGAAATCGTTGCCGGGAATATGCGGGAAGCCGCGAAAATTGACGCCGTTGGCGAAACGGTCGCGACAGGTCTCGAAGCGCTTGTCGCAACCGGCCGTGATGGCGAAAGCATCGTCGACCGCAATGGCTTCACTCATGGCCTGCCACAGCGTGAACTGCACCTCGCCACCAACGATGCGATGCTCCTTGATCTCGACTGCAAGGCCTGCATTCGCTCCGCTCGCCCAGGTCAGGCACCCGGCGGTGAAAATGCCTGCGACAAAATCGTCCAAACCTTCCACAGCGATGGCAGACACACCCAGCAAACGCGACACGCTGCCCGCCCCGTTCAAACCCGCCGCCGCCAACGCGATCTTGCAGCGGGCATCGCCAAGGTCGGCAGTACAGCGCGCGGTGTAGAGCCGCCCGCTCTCCTGCGAGAGCTTGTCGGCCAGCCCGCGCAGCTCGGCGCTGAACGCTTCGCCTTCGCGCTTGACCTCGCCGAGCGTCGCGCGCGACAGCAGCACCCGCAGCGCCGCGTCGCTCCAGTCCACAAGCCAGGTGTCGACCTGTGCTGCGTCGAACCGCCCGGCAGCGAGATCCGCCTCGGACAACGAGTCGGCAGCCAGTGCGCCGGAAATCTCCGCGCCGTCGATGGAGAGATCAAAACGGCTGGTGGCTTCCGATGCGCCGAAGCCGGTGCCCGCGCGGCACGGCACGCCTTCAATCGTCAGATCGCAATCATGATCGGTGAAGCCCTGCACCACACCGTCGCGGCGCGTGACGATCCAGCATCGCGCCAGCGTGGTGACGCCGGTATCGAGCCTCTCCTGCAATGCGGGCGGAATCTCTCTCATGGCTTGATCTCCACGAGCGGAATTTTCGGAATGGCGCCCGCGGTGAACGCCGACAGATCGACTTCGAGATAATCGGTATCGAACCGCACCGGCACGTCGAACAGAAACCCTGCCGTTACCGCCGCGCCTGCCGCCGGAATATGCCCCTCCAGAAACGTGACGATGCCCGTCGCGGAATCGCAGATGAAATGCGTCTCTTCTTCCACCTCAATACCTGCAACCGCGATGCGCACGCTGCCCGGCACCGGCTTCTCGATCGGCCGCGCATAGGGCGCGTAAGCGGAGCCGTAAATCTTCGTGAGTTGAAACTGCGCTTGCGCGCCGTCGCCCGCGCCCAGCATCTGGTCGAGCGGAAATGGCGTCGCCGCATCGATCGCGGAGGAATGATCGAGCCGGTCACGCCAGCGGAAACCGTAAAGCTGCCCGCGCCGCTCCTCGAAGAATGCCACCACCTGTTGCAAAGCGCTGAGCGTCTTCACGCCGTAGCCCGCGTCATAGCGCCTGCGCGAATGCGCCCAGCGCGCGTTGCGCTGTTCGCGCCCCGATCCGAACGCAACGATCTCTGTGCGCCGCTCCGGCCCGCCCGCGCTTTTCAGCGCGATATCGAGCGGAAACAGAATTTCGTGGAATGATGTCATCAAATCCCTCGCGCCCTGGAAAGGCAATCAAAGGCTTCGCTGCCCCCGCGCGACCGCGCGCGCGATCTGGCCAGTGATGTAGCTCTCCGAACGGCGGAAACTGCCGGGGTCCGGCGTCGCGATCTGAACCGTGATGTTGTTGACGCCGCCACCCGCGCCGGCGACACCGAGCCGTCCGTCGGATCCGCGTCGCAGCGGCATGATCGCTTCCGGTCCCGCTTCGCCCGCGAGGCCGACGCCACCCTGCATCAGCGGAAAATAAGCCGGCGCGCCGATCACGCCACCGGATGCGAACGGCTTTACTGCGCCACTCGCCGCCGCGAACGCCGTGCTGGTCGACGGACCCGTTCCAGTCAGTCCCGAAAGAAGATTTTCGATGCCGCCCGCGATGGAATTTTGCACCGGCTTCAGCGCGAGATTGAGCGACAGGCTGGACAACCGCAGCGCCAGCGATTTCAGCACGTCGTCGAATTGCCTGCCGCCGGTGACGGACACCGCGAACGCACTCGTCATCGCGCGCGAAAACGAATTCGCGCTTAGTTCGAGATCACGCACCCGCATCGTCAGACCATCGGCGAGATGCGAGTTATCCTCGAGGTTGCTGAATGTATCGCTCATGATGTCTTCACCCGGTCCGGAAACTGCTGCATCAGATCATGGAGCGCGGCGCGGTCGATCGGTTCAGTAATCGCCCCGCGCACGGCACGGATCGCGAATGCCAGTTCGCGCGGCGTCATCGCCCAGAACTGCGCGGGCGGCAGCCGCAACACGCCGAGGCCGAAGCCAATTGCCGCATCCCACGGAAACGGCTTCATCGCTCACGCATCCTCGAACGTCGCAGCGATCAGATCTGCGGCGATGCGAACATAGCCCGTCACCCCGCCCTCGACTCGCAACGCGGCGACGTCATCATCGGAAATCGCCTCGCCCGCGCCGCGCAACCCCGCCGCGATGATGCGCACGAGATCACGCGCGGAGAGCCGCCCCGTGCCGAAACGCTCCGCCAGCGTCATGAGATCGTCGGCGCCGAACGCACTTTCCAGTTCGGCCAGCGCACCGAGCGTCAGCACCAGCGTGCGCTGACGATCACCAAGGTCAGCGGCAATCTCGCCGCGACGGGAATTCGCCATCGGCTGCCTCCTACAATGCGGTGAAGGTCAGCACGCCCGCGGATTCAAGCCCGAGATCGAACGTCACCTCGCCGTTGTGCTCGCCGGAAAATTCCAGGCTGGCAATCTGGAACGGGCCCTCGATGGTTCCGAAATCCGGCACCACCACCTGGCACGCATTGATCGCGCCATCGAAGAATGCTTGCCGCACCAGCGCATCGGACGCGGCATCCTTGAACAGACCGCGCCCGGAAATCGACGCGCGCTTCACGCCCGCACCTTCCAGCAGCTCGCGCCAGCGATCCGCCGACTCCGTATGCGTCACGTCCACCGTCTCGGCGTTGAACGCGATCTTGCGGCTGCGCAGGCCCGCTATCGTGACGTAATCGCTGCCGTCGTGCATTTTCAGAAGCAGGTCCTTGCCCTTTTGCGCGCCCATAATGTCTCCTTGAATATTGAATGTGCCGCGATCAGGTGGCCGGTTCGGTCACCGCGCGGAAACGCACCAGCGCGTGATAGGTTTTGCCGTCGCTCGCGCGGCGGATATCGGCCAATGAGAAACGCAGATTGACGAGCCGGTTGCCGTCCAGCGGCAACGGCGCATCATCCAGCGCCTGCAGTAGCGCACCCGCGATCATGTGCGCCTCGCGATGCCCGCCCTGCCGCGACCAGGCATGCAACGTCAGTTGATGCTCCTGCGTCTCGCCATCGTCGCCAGACGAGTCCATCAACCGCGCCTCGCCCAGCGTCACATAAGGAAAGGCGGCACTGCGCGGCGGCTCGTCATAGATGCGATTGCTCCCAAGAACCGCCGTCAGCCCGCTGTCGCCGCGCAAGGCGGCATGGATGGCCGCGCGCAGCGCCACGTTGGATGGAGTCATGATAAGCTTTCGGGGTTAGCCGTCATTGCGAGGAGCCATAAGCGCGTTTGCGCGTGTCTTCGACGCGCTATGGCGAAGCAATCCAGCTCTTGTTTGCAGCTCCGGACTGCTTCGCTTCGCTCGCAATGACGTGAACGATCATTCGACGCGCAGTTGCGCATCGATTTCGAGATAGCGGCGGTCTTCCGTCTCCCGGATCGCGACGATCCGGTAAATCTTCGCACCATCCGCCAGCCGGTGTTGCAGCGTGAGGCTGAAATGCGCGCGCATGGTGATGCGGTAAGTCTGCGCAGCACCGCCCGCATCGGCCTCCACGCCGAGCCGCGCGGTCAATGGCGTAACCTTCGCCCAGGCATTGCCATAAGACGACCATGCGCGCGTCACGCCGCCCTGATCGTCCGGCGTCTCGATCGGCTGCTGCAACACCAGCCGCGTGCGCAATTGTCCCGGATCGATCATAGCGACAGCACCCGATGCGAGGCGATCAGCGCGTTGACGCTTGGCGGCATCACCGCGATGGTCGCGCCGATGGCGATCATCCCGCGATTGTCGTACCAGTGCGCGACCAGCATCCGCAGCGCCTGCATCAGCGCCGGCGGCACGTCGCTGCCTGCATCGCCGAAACCGGCCATCACATCGATCTCGATTCCCGCAACGGCGCGCCCTGGCTGCGGCAACGCGCACGCACGCACCGCGATCACGTTCTGCGCGGCATCGAGCACGAAATTTTCCGGATCGACGCTGTGCGCCGCTCCCGCCTCGTCATAGACCCGCGCGGCAGCGATGCCGGACAACGGCGCGAGCTTCGGCTTGAGGCGCCCATCCGGCGGCCAGCCATCCAGAACCATCCGCCATGTCTGCGTCAGCAGCGCGCAGCGCCCCAATGCCTCGACATGGCTGCGCGCCGCCGCGATCAGGCTTGCGATCAGCACGTCGTCGTCATCGGTCTCGACGCGCAGATACGCCTTGGCGTCGGACACCGAGAGCGGCTCGGCGTCCGGCGGTGTCAGAAGAATGGCGGCCAT